GCCCTTACCTCGTGGACTGTTGGGCAACGCGTCACTAAAACTAAAGTGACTATTGGCGCTAACACCCCCGGACCGAGCGCTACGGACGCTGGTCTTGCTTACGTCACCATGGGGCGTTACGTGGGTGACAACACCCTAACCGCGGAGATTGACGAAAAAGACGTTTCTATTGGACAGTTTTACACGTTTTCCATGTATGCAAAGTCCTCCGGACTTGGTACGGCAACAATGACGATTGCCGCACCGGGAGTTGTGACCTGTGCAGCACATGGGCTAACCACAGGAGATGTTGTTTACTTTACGACCACAGGGGCACTACCGACGGGCGTAACTACAGCCGGACGTTACTATGCGATTGTTGTTACTAGCAGCACCTTCAGGTTAGCAACTTCGGCAGCAAACGCGACCGCGGGAACAGCTATTACGACCGCGGGAACTCAATCCGGAGTACACACTGTTTATTCTGCCGAAGCGGCAAACGTCGCAATGAGCCTTACAGCCACCTCTACGGGTAGTATCTCAGGCGCTGTCGGCAACGGCACTTCTGTTACCTATACCTCTAGCGGAAGGGTGTACGTAGGCGACAAGGTGACTGTCTCGGGGATGACGCCTTCAGGCTACAACTCCGCTGAAACTACCGTTATAGCCGCAACGGCAACCACGTTTACTATTGCAGGCAGTCACACGGGAGCATTTAGCTCGGGGGGTGCCTACACGCTTCGTGCGCAGGCAGACCGCCAGTACCGGAACAGCACGACTATCTCAAACGTACAGGCAGCTGGTGGAGTAGTGACGTACACCATTGACCCCGCTCCTTTTGGCGTACCTCCCATTGGCGCTTCTGTTGTAGTCTCTTCGGTTACGCCCAGTGGGTACAACTTAGACGGAGTAGCTACGCCGGTACTATCGACAACAGGCAACAGCTTTAGTGTTCTTGCAACTGCTACAGGAACTTACGTGAGCGGAGGAACCGTTACGTGGGCAGCCGCTCCGCGACTAACCTCGGAGTGGTATCGTTTTCAGGTCAGCCTGTACTTGCCAACAAACTTTACCAACCTTACGCTGACTCCTGTCTTTACGTTTGACAACACAGAACTTGTTAGTGTCGACCTTGCCCAGCTTGAGCCGCGGTTCTCCGCTAGCGATTACTTTGACGGCTCCTATGCAGACGCCAACTGGAAGTACGGGACTGCAAACAACTCGCCTTCGCACCTGTACCAAAATGAACAAAAGAAACTTCCCCAAGTAATCACCAACATAGAAAGTGTCCTTCCGTCAAATACGGCGTACCAAGTAGAGCTTGTATCGGGTATCGCGGAACTCCTAAGCGGACAAAAACTAAAAGGGTTTACCTCGTAGAATAGTCCTATGGAACTATTACTGAACATCATCATCTCTGGAATGGCTGTTGGATTTACAACAGAAGCTATCGGAACTTTGCTCGAGAGATTTACTGCGTTTCCTTCGCCTACTATAAAGGGTATTTTATCGGCACCTCTTGCCGCCCTATTCTGTTGGATTCTTGGCGTATCCGATTGGTCGTTGCTTGTCGCGTCATTGGCTGCCGGATTTATTTCGCTTATTATTATGCGTTGGATAAATCGTCCGGTTCAAATTCAGCAGGTCATGTCACGCAGACTGACATAGTCGTGATAGGCTCTGCACGCTATGAGCCTTCCACCTGAGTTTTTTTCAACCGAGCTATCTCCCGCAGAGTTTAAGACGGTCGTTTCGTTGTACCATCTTGCGGACGCCCAAGCCCAAGTTAAGGTCACCACAGACGAGCTGTCGGTGCTCACCGGGTACAGTACGGAGAGCCTTCGTCGCGCATTCCGCGGTCTTGAAGAGGCGGGTCTGCTCGAGACCATACGGACAAAACGCAACCTTGGGAAGTGGTCCAAGAACGTCTATCAACTCGTTTTACCATCCCACAGCCTTGTGGAATCGGAGCCGGAGCCATCCCACAGGGTTGTGGGGTCAACAGCTGACTATATGCCTAGTGATACTATGACTACTATGACTACTGGTAGTCAGGTAAGTAATACAAGAAATACTTCGTATTTCTTGGTACGCGCCGCTGGCGCGTCCGGAGAGGAGATTGTGGTTTCACGCTGGAATGAGGACGACGACGGTATTGCCGGAGTCGGTCTGTTTGAAGATGAGATGGATGGCGGTCAGCCCAAGCCCAAGGTCGATAAGCGTAAATCGAGTACTCGCAATCTTCGACCGGAGTCGGAGTGGACAACCAATGACGTTGCAGCAGAGTTCTCACAGCAACTCGGCAAGCGCTTCCCGTATACGCCGGGGCTAGTAAACACCACCGCCATTCGTGGTGCGCTATCGAACTACCGTCGCCAGTACGGGACGTCCCCCGAAGTTGAGCTCCAGCTCATGCGCCTCTTCTTCGACGACGACCGTAACCTGAAGAACGCTGACTCCGAGGCGCACCGCATCCACGGTCGGTACCTCAACATGTTTAAAACCCACCTCAGCAAGGCGTACGAGATGCTCGGTCTCGAGCCCAACCAACGGCTCACAGGTCTTGCCTCCGGCGTGTCACCAACAGCATCCCCTCTGGACGAGTATGTTTATGCTTCTGACGGACGAAAGTTTGACAAGTCAATCGCGGGACGAAGCGCACTCAAGCGCTATGAGCAGAAATTGGAAAATGCACTCACTACAGACGCTGGCACCGCTTAAGCGCCACTGGTTACTCCGCAACTCAAACATCCCTGTCCGGTATCACGGTCGTGATTACGCAGACATTGTTGACCACATGGGAAGCCCAATTAAGCCGGACCTTACTGATTGGCTTGGAGAACTTTTGGCGGGGGACATCATCAAAAAGCCCGGAAACCTCAACACCACAGGCGTTGGTGTTTTGTTTGACGGAAAGCCGGGAGTCGGAAAGACTACCCATGCGGTAAGTACCCTCAGCGAATTCATTTACCGGCTCCCCGATGACGACACAGAGGCGCAAAAAATACTGCACATGAAACCCGAGAGCTATGACCTCAAGGCTCGGGTTGTTTACTATATGACCTTTACTGACCTCCTTTCTAGAAAAAAAGCAATGTTTGATGTGGACTCCGAGGAACGCCGCAAACTTCATGAAGAGATGGAGGGGTTCCACGGAAGAAGTCGTGATGACCACCTCAACGTACGGGTGCTAGTTCTCGATGACCTTGGCAAAGAGTACGGTTCAAAATACGACGACTTTTCTTTTGACGACATCTTGCGAGCCCGCTATGACAACGGGCTTCCAACGATACTTACAACAAACCGAGACCGGGATACGTGGAACACAAACTACTCAGAAGCGATGTCTTCATTCGCGTACGAAGCGTTCAGAAGAGTTAAACTGGATGGGGAGGATTTGCGTAAATCATGAAAGGGATGAACATGTCGGCTGAATGGCGAACTCTTCAACTCTTCCTTGACAACGACGGAGTATGCGAAGTTGAAGCGGACTATGAAGACTACGAAATTATGAAGTGTTCATGCGGCGCGTTTGCAATATCCCGCAAGTGCAAACACCTCCGGTATGTCAGGCGCGAGATTGTAAGAAATGGCGGAAAGTACTCCATCAAAATATCAGCAGATATTGATGATGAAGACATTGTGGATGCTATGAAAACGGCAGCATCTTTCCGCGAGTTTGTTTTGAGGTACGCCAAAATTGAGGTGCTCGATTGATTGGTGGGGACATCTCTAATGAGACACCACCACGTATTATCGTGAACGTTGATGTAGTTGTTCGGTCAGATATTGAAGAAGAACGCCGACTAATTGTCGGAACAAAGCGCTCAAGAAAAGTATTGGGGCTTGAGAACTCGTCCCTATCCCTGTTGTGGAACAAGTCTTTTCGATTTGGATTATCGGTAGAACTCTCCGCTTTTTCCGACGAGTTGTGGACGCAAGAGCATTTGGATAAGCTCATGGCGCGGCTAGAAAACCGGGGAGCAAATCCTTTTAATTACGCAAACCTTTACGACAGCATTGACGACTTTATTGGGGAACTCCCATATCGCGGAAACCTAAAGGGCGTTATTGACATACCAGAACGCGTAGCCCGATACGGCTCTTGGGGACTTGAACTAAACAACCTATAAAGACAATTCGAGGGAAACATGGCACACGATAACGAATACCGCTTACTCAGCAAGATAATCACTGAGCGCAACCTCATTCCCGTACTTGAGGTCGGTATTCGAGACGAGTGGGTAATAGACGATGACCTTCGTCGTGTCTGGCGGTTTGTTACCGACCACTACTCCAAGTACCGTGAGGTCCCAACCTACACAACTGTGAAGGATAACTTCCCTAACTTCAAGGTCCTTGATGTTCAGGACACCATCGATTACCTCATCGACCAGATGGTGGCGTTCCGTAGGCGTACCATCACCCAAGCGGGGCTCAACACCGCTATCGATGAGCTGAGTTCTAATGACCATGAAGCCGCTCTTTCCGAGATGTCAAAAACGGTTACCTTGGTCAATGAGCAGGGTCAGGTTGGGACACATCACGTTGACCTGACAAAGGACCCGGACTCCCGGTTCAAAGATTACGAGAATGTCCAGAACTCTGTTCTTCTTGGAATTACTACTGGGTTTAAGACAATTGACAATGCCACCGCAGGTTTGCAGGGCGGTCAGTTGATTACAATCATTGCTCCCCCCAAGACCGGTAAGTCACAGATTGCCCTCAAGGTAGCCATCAATGTGCACGCCGCAGGCAAGGTCCCAATGTTCCAGTCCTTTGAGATGAACAACCACGAACAGGCGCAACGACATGACGCTATGCGTGCACACATTTCGCACAACAAACTCCGCCGAGGTCAACTGAGCACACAAGAAGAAGACCAATACGCCGACATGCTTGATGCAATGAAGGCTTCCCACCCCTTCCATCTCGTTGACGCGGTGAACGGGTTGACTATTGACGCCTTGATGGCAAAGGCTGACCAGCTTAATCCCGACATCATTTTTGTAGACGGCGTTTACTTGATGCTTGACCAAGTAACCGGTGATGCCAATACCCCACAAGCCTTGACCAACATTACCCGCGGCTTGAAACGAGTGGCGCAGGCTCTTGATATCCCTGTGGTAATCACAACACAGACCCTGCTGTGGAAGATGAAGGGCGGAAAAGTGACCGCAGATTCCATTGGATACTCGTCATCATTCTTCCAAGACTCAGACGTCATCCTTGGACTTGAGTCTATTGAAGACGAAGAAAACTTGCGCATCCTCAGCATTGTCCAGTCGCGTAACTGTCCCCCCGCCCACACCTCTATTACGTGGCAGTGGGAACGCGGGTGTTTCCACGAGGAGATTGAACAAGCCACCTGTAAGTACTGCATCCCGTTCATGTCATAATGAATATTGAAATCCAAGAGGTACTTGAGGCTCTTGATATTGACTTTGATATCAAAGGCAATGAAGCAAACGGACTGTGCCCCATGCACAAGGAACGTACCGGAAAAGAAGACCGGTCACCCTCATGGTGGGTAAACCTCACTACTGGTCAGCACACCTGCTTCTCTTGCCACTACAAAGGCGGCTTACTACACCTTGTCTGTGATGTCAAGCATTTTTACACAAAATCTTGGGGAGATATTTACGAGCCAGATTACAGCGCAGCCAAGTTGTGGCTTGCAACTATTACTGAAGTTACCCCAGAGTCTTTGGCTGAAAGACTCCGTAGGATTCCCTCACGAGTAACAGAGTTGCCCCGACCCGTTCCTATGTCGGAAGCCCGACTGGCTGTTTTTGACCAACCTCCCGCAAGTGCGCTTATCGCCCGAAACATATCGCCCGGTGCCGCTAAGTACTAC